CCGCCAGGAGGCCGCAAAGCGTGGGGATGAGGTTCCGGGCAAGCCGGATCTCGACAACGTCGCCAAGGCCGTTCTGGACGCCTGCAACGGGGTGCTGTACGACGATGATAAGCAGGTCTGCAGATTGAGGGTTGAGAAGGCTTTCAGTACAGACCCAAGGACGGAAATCTATGCGCACGAGGTGCTCAGGTGAGTGATGGGACGAGATTCTGCAGTCATTGCCAACAGCGGAGCGGCGTCGACGGTGGCGCCTGGCGGATCAGAAACGGGGGCCTGCACCGGCGCTGGATCTGTGGATCTTGCGTGTCACGGATGCGGGAGCGTGCACAGCACCGCCAGGGTGATCAACCTGCCGGATGGCCGCTCGGTTGGGAGTCACTCGGAGCAGTACCGGGCGTGGTGCGAGGCAAGGTGGGCGATGACGCTGCCTGACAAGCCTACGAAGCGCAGGCCGATGTCGAAGCAGAAGTACCTGCTCGAGGTGCAGAAGCACAGGGGCGAGGTTGCGGCGTACCAGCTGCGAGCTCTCATGGTGAAGATGTGGAAGTCGAAGCGATAGACATCCAGGTGCCGGCCAGGCGCAAGCAGGTGAAGCAGGCGCCGCCCAGCCGGAAGATGTTTGCTGTGGTGCCGATCAGGGCGCTCGAGGACAGGCGGCTGACGGACGGAGCGTTACGGACGCTGGCCAAGGTCTGCAGCTGGGCGAACCGTGCCGGGATCACCTGGGTGAGCCAGACCCGGATCGCGGCCGAGTCAGGCATCCGGCGCCAGGTCATTCACAAGCACATGGTGCTGTTGAAGAAACACGGGTACATCGAGGTGATCAAGCGAGGATTCAGGGGATTCGCAGGCGACACGATCCGAGTGGTGTACGACCCGCAGGTCAGCGCGACGGATGCCATCAGCATCGCCAGCAGGATCGAAGACAGCAGGCCACCGTTCTTACAGGAGCTCGAAAAGAAGATGCAGTCCATCCCACCGAAGAAGCAGCAGCAGATGATCGCCGACATGATCGCCGGCGTGGTCAAACCAGTAGGCAGCAAACCAGCGGGGAGGCAATACAACATGCCAGCAGACGGCGAAACGGCAGCAGTCAAACGGATCCGAGCAGGCCTCAAAAAGAGGCCACATAGTCAGCTGAAAAGTGACGAATGCGTAAACACCCCACATGGTCAGCCAAGGGACTGCATAAACAGTCTAAAGACAAGAGGAGTACAGGCTATAGATGAGGTTGATAAAGAGGTGTTCAGGATCATGAACGAGTCAGTGCCGGTCGAGCTCGCGGAGCGCCTGGTCGACGAGGTCATGCGCCTGTACGCAGCCGAGGGCATCGCCAACCCACGGCCGGCGTCGGTGGCCGAGGCGGTGCTGACCGCGCACGGCAGATACCTCGAGAAGGCGCTAGGAATCGCTACAGGCGACGATCGGGGCGCAGGATGACCGGAGATAGCCACCAGCACCGAGAGGAGCGTATAGGGGCTGTATTCGCGTTTGTACAGAACGCAGACGAACGATTGGGTTTTGTACAGGGTGGCCTGGCGTGTCCGGTGATGGCCGGCACCAGGGGGCGGTCTATACGGCTAGGCGTGCGGGCGGGGGACGCGTCATGCGGCCGCGTAACGCGTGACCCTTGCCCCCCCTGCCTTCACCGCTATCGATGGGGGTTCCCCGCAATTTTTCCCATGATTTTTATAGGAGCGTGAAATGGACTTTGGATATATCAAGCTGCCCAAGGGGGTCGAGATGCGCGAACCCTATGAGGGGGAGCGTCGATATTTTGAGAAGAACCCGAACGTGAGCGGGATGGCGACTGAGGATGGGAAAGTGATACTGAACCCGTATTCAAAGCTGAGTGAACGCGAGTATCAGTCGGTTGCAACGAATGAGGCGGTGAGGTTGGCGATCAAGCAGGACAGGTCTTTGGTTCCTGATTTTGAATTGACTGAGCAGCAGAAGAGGTTCTTGGACACGACGACCTATCGTTATGCAGACGAGGAGGATCGAAAGGCGACGATTGCTGCCAGGCTGGTATCTGGCGATCCGTCTGCTGGGGTGTCTACTACCGAGCAGGATGCTTTTGTGAACATGTTGAAGGCCAAGTTATTTGGAGAAGAGTGATGGCATACGAACTGAGGGTGGGTCAGGGTCAGTTGTTTCGGGCGCGGAGTAAGAAGACGGATCGTAGCCCGGACATGACTGGGAAGTTGATGTTGCCGAATGGGGTGTTGGTGTATGTGAGTGGGTGGAGGAAGCAGACGCAGGCTGGGGAGGAGTGGATCAGTCTGCAGCTGGGGAACCCGGTGGATCAGCAGCAGGCGCATCAGAGTGCGGTGAAGGATACGGACGAGCAGATTCCGTTCTGAGGAGATAGGTCATGGCTGGGCAGAAGAAGATCAGTGAGAAGGTGCCTAGCCTGAATGGCTGGGGTGGGGTGAGGAGTGTGCAGAGGAGGTTAGAGCGGTCGGCGACGATTGTGCAGAACCGTGAGGCGGTGGCGTATCAGTTGTTGGCGATGGCGAACATGAAGATCACGGACATTATGGATTGGGATGATGAGGGCAATGTCCGGGTGAAGGCGGCGAGTCGGATACCGCAGCACGCGTTGTATGCGATCAAGAACGTGAAGGTGACCAAGCACAAGGATGGAGGGCAGACGTTGGAGTTGGAGCTCTTCGACAAGGTTCAGGTGCTGCGTCTGTTGGCGAAGGCATCAGGCCTGTTGGATGCGCCTGAGGATAACGAGAAGCCGAGCGTGATTGACGTGAATGTGGTGGCACCCAGGGGAGAGGGATGAGTGTGTGTTCGGAGTGTGGCAGCTGGAATAGCAAGGTACGGGAGTCTCGCAGAGACTCCAGATACGGATGGAAGTGGAGGCTGAGGGATTGTTTGGAGTGTGGGCACCGGTGGAGTACCTACGAATGCCCGGCAGAGGGGATGACGGTGGACGGGGAAGGAAACCCGGAAGGAAGGTTGGAGCGATGAAGACTCGGCACTGTGCGGACTGCAGACACCTGGACGTGAAGATCAATCAGAAGTCAGTGTGCGTCAGGGGCCACAAGCCGAAGTTCTTTATCGCGAAGACCATGTGGCAGGCCATCAACTGTGACTACGGATACAAGCGCAAGTGCGCTGATTATGAGGGGAAGAGATGATCAGACCGACGAAGTTTGAAGTTGATAATGACAGAGGCGAGGAAGTGGACATCTCTATTGATCCTGAATCGGAAGGAATTGTGTATTTCATTCTTGAACAGGACGACCAAGAGATCATTGCCTCGCTTGACTGTTTGCGTGGTCTGGTCGAGGCCGCTGAACAACTGATAGCAAGGAGGAAGCGGCGTGAGTCTTGACGCAATGAAGCTGGCCTTGGAGGCGTTGGAGCGAGGCGAAACCAAGTTGCGCTATCAAGCTATCGAAACTCTCCGCGCTGCAATCGAACAGCCGAAGCTGGATGACCGCACGCTTTATAAAATGAAGCAGGCGAGGATGCGGGCGCATTGGCGCAGGGTTGATCCGCAATGGAAAGACGACCCCGAGCTTTGTCACGCGCTTGGGTACGAAGCCGGATACAACGACGCAGTAGCTCGAAGGGTAGAGCCCCGCGCAAGCGGGAGTGGTGCAGGGTTCGAGTCCCTGCCTGCGTCACCTCACAAGTTGACGGAGAAGAACCATGATTGACTACTCTGAAGGATGTACCGAGTTGAAGCGCCTGGCTGATGCAATCTGGCAGGCCGTGATCGACCACCGCTACGCAGAGGCCCGTGAGCTCTGCAACGAGGTAGTGGTGATGGCGAGACTCACCAAGGCCCAGATCGCCGTACAGACGAGGCCAGAGTGAGAACAAAGCAGGCCTCTGACAAGAGCGTGCCGGTCACGGGGCTGAAGCTAGACTTCAGCGAATCGCCCACCATCTTTGACTTCATCAGCAACAAGGCCTTCGTCCAGGGCATGATGGGGCCAGTGGGCTCGGGGAAGTCTTACGCCTGCGCTGCCAGGATCTTCATCCAGGCCGTCAAGCAGAAGCCCTCCCCCATCGACAACATCCGCTACACGCGCTGGGCTGTGGTCAGGAACAGCTACCCAATGCTGAAGACCACGACCATCAAGACCTGGCTGGATCTGTTCCCAGAGTCGACCTTTGGCAATCTACTCTGGACGCCACCGATTACGCACCACATCAGGCTACCTGCTCGCGGTGACGCTGCAGGCATCGACTGTGAGGTCATCTTCCTGGCGCTCGATCAGCCGAAGGATGTCAGGAAGCTGCTCTCACTCGAGCTCACAGGCGCATGGGTGAACGAGGCCCGAGAACTGCCCAAAGCGGTCATAGACGGCCTCACGCACCGGGTTGGCAGGTATCCCACGAAGAGGGATGGTGGCGCGTCCTGGCACGGGATCTGGATGGATACGAACCCGATGGATGATGACCACTGGTGGCACAACATGGCCGAGAAGGAAAAGCCACAGGGTTGGAAGTTCTGGAAGCAACCAGGCGGTGTCGTCGAGGTTCCTGCTGATGACCTGCCGGAGAACCCCGAGGCCAACGACCACGTCTTTGCTGCAGGCAAGTGGTGGAAGCTCAACCCGAAGGCCGAGAACATCAACAACCTGCCTGCCGGGTACTACGCGCAGATGCTGCCGGGGAAGAACCTGGACTGGATCCGCTGCTATGCCGCTGGCCAGTACACCTACGTCCAAGAAGGCAGACCCGTCTGGCCTGAGTACGACGATGCCAGCATGAGCGGTGACACCGAGGTTGAGCCTGGCGTACCGATCCAGATCGGCCTGGACTTTGGTCTGACGCCTGCGGCCACCATCGGACAGAGGCTACCCAACGGGCGGTGGCTGATTCACCATGAGATCGTCACCTTCGACATGGGCCTCGAGCGGTTCGGGCTGCAGCTGCTGGCAGAGCTCAACCAGCGGTATCCCAACCACCAGGTCATGCTCTGGGGTGACCCAGCCGGCATGGCCAGGGATGCGATCTACGAGGTCACCAGCTTCGACTTCCTGAAGACGCTG